TGGCATCCGACAGGATACCGATGCCGTTGTGGTCAAAGGCCCGTTCGAATTCGTCATAAAGGATAGGCTTCATAGGGTCCACCACCTTGGCGTGATCCGTACGGAGGTGATACCACCGGTCCAGGTGACCGTATTCTCACCGGGCAGCAGTTCCGGGAACTCAGGCGCATAAACGCAGGAATTCTTATTTTCCGGGGCCGCGTCACCTACCTGCCGGTAAGCGTTCATCATCTCACAGTCCAATATTATTTGGTCTTCCAATTCCTTGACCTCCACAGCGGTTTTACCCACGGTCAGGATGCCAGGCCCGGTACCGAACACCTCGATAATAGGTTTTGCGGCAAACCGGGTAGGATTGACGATGAAAGAAGGCTCCAGGTATTCGAAGGGTGCTTCACCGGAGATAAGGAACCGCTGGGGTTTGCAGTCGAAATTGACTGTAAACTTACCTGCTTTTTCCACGACACTTTCAATGGATATCTGTTTTGATATGCGAGCCATACGGAATGTTTCTGGACAGAAGGAATTTTCTAACCGAAAATATCCGGGCGTTGAACTCAGTATTAAAACCGCATCATTAGCTGCTTCACGGAGTGTCTGTGTTTTTCCGGGTAGAATTGCACACTCGTAAGGCAATGACACATTTTTGTATCTGCCATTATCGTGCATGAGGTCACCGGAGCGTCCTGCCACACTATGTGTTTCAACATCTCTCTCAGCAACAATGTGAGGAGGTGCCTTTGTCAGAATCATGTTGTGATCTCTGCTGCATTCACCGCCGAACGTGAATATACCTTCATTTCTCACACAAATACCTCCTCCTCTCTTGCTATTGCAGCTTGAATCTTCTGCATCAGGATTTCTGCCAGTTCGTCCACATCCTGATTTTCTGTAGCGTACACATGAATCGTCAAATTGGTATCACCATAGACACGCCCCGGTGCGGACATCGCAGGAGCAGCGCTGGAAATACTCAGATCCGATTGCAGAGTGTCCGTAGTCAGGGCAGACAGGTCATGCATCGCATCCGTCAGAGGTTTGGTGTTGCTTTCGATACCAATAGCCAGACCGGAGGGGATGAACTTACCAACCTGATCACGCATCACCTTGGAAGGGGATGCAATGCCCAGAAACTTCTTTGCGGCATTCAGCGCAGATTTGGCGGCCTGCTTGGCTGCTTCGATGATGGCACCCACACCCGAGGAAATACCGCTGGCGATACCGCTGATGATATTGGAGCCAATCTCGCCCCAGTCCCAGTCACCGAAAGTGTCAACGATATTCGTAATGATTTCAGGAATGGATGCGATGAGGTCAGGGATGGCAGCAATCAAGCCTGCAGCCAATTCGCCAATCAGCGAAATGCCTGATTCCAGCAAATTGGGGAGGTGGCTTGCGATAGTGGCAAGCATCTGGGCCAAAATACCAACCGCCGACTCAATGACAGCGGGCAAATTAGAAATCAGGCCGGTGGCCAACTGACCAATCAAGGAAATGCCGCTGGCCAGCATATCGGGAAGCATGGAAAGCACGGTGTCGAGCAGCTGATTCATCAGGTCGCCCGCAGTTTCAAGAAAACCGGGAAGGGCTTCCAAAATGCCGTTGGCCATTTCGACCACGATGCTGACACCGCCCTCCAGAATGGACGGAAGCCCGGAAGCCACCGCATCCAGAACAGACTGGACAATGTTGCCATCGGTGCCCAGAATTTCAGCCGCCGCAAGGTCAAGGCTGGATCTTAACCCGTTGATGGTGTCCTGCCCGATCTGGAGCCAGTCCGTGGAAATGATGGCGTTCCCGATAGCTGCCACGATATTCAGGGCCGCTTCGGCCAGATAGGGCAAAGCGGTGATAATGGATGTACCGATGCCGATAACCAAATCAATGCCCTGCTGCAGGAGAGCATCTGCATTGTCAGCGGCGATGTTCAGCCCTTGAATTGCCATGCCGAAAGCACTACTCAGGACGGTCGGCAATTCAGCCAGAATATTTCCAACCATGGGCATCAGATTCCCGGAAATAAAGGTGAACACCGTTTCGCCCAGAACTTCAAGGGACGGGCCAATATCTTCCCCCGTTGCCAAAGCACCAAGGAAATTGCTGTATGCAGACTTCATAGCAGCCAACGACCCCGCAAATGTGGTTGCTGTTTCCGCTGCGGTGTTGCCTGCGAGGCCAAGTTCTGCGGTTCCCTTTGCCAACATTTCAGCTACCGCCTGTTGGTATTCATCAATAGGAACCTCCGTCAGACTTTTATACTGATCTGACAAAAAACCGGCTGCCTGGGCCTGTTCCAAGAATCCCGCAGATGTAGCTGGCAGAATGCCCGAAAACTGGTCTGCGATAGACTGATACGATGAGGTGCTGCGGGTAATCATCGTGAATTTTTCTGACAATATATCCACATTTTTACCCGTACCCGTAGCGTAGTCAGATATGGCTTGCAGTCCCGTCCTGGCCACAGAGTAACCCTTTTCATCACCCATAGTGGCCGAAAAGGTAGCGCCAACATCGTTGATAGTGGCGAGGTATTGATTCGCCGACATATTCAAATCTCTGTAGGCGTTGGCAGCATCAGCCATAATCGTGGCAGTATCCATTTCATCAAAGATTTTTTGGACACCGCCCTTTAATTGTTGCAAATCAGAGCCGCCCATAATGGCATCGGTAAATGCCTTACCAATGCCAGCGGTAACAATGAGGCCCTTGATTTTTCCAACCAAGTTGGAGCCGAAAGATGCACCTGATTCAGCACCAGCCCCGCCAAAATACTGCTTTACTTTAGGTGCAACGCCGTCCATGGATGGCATGATCTGCACATAAGCAGTTGCAATTTGACTTTTAGCCATGGCTCACCCCCGTAATCCTTGCCCATTCAGCCTCAAACGCATCAGCAGTTTCAAAGGCTTCCACCGGGCCGTCCTTCTTTTCTGCGCCCTGGATAACAGAAAAAACAGACTGCGGGCGGTTCACGCCGTTTCTGCCATCCTCGGTCTGCGCCCACAAAAGCATGGACAGCCTGTCCACAGCCGCCGCCAAAAGCAGTTCACTTCTGGTAGCCTTGGCCCCTGCAAGGCGCATTTTTATCCGGGAATCGTCCCTCAAACCGACAGCGAGCGTTGCCAGCAATGACACCGGCAACGCTCTAAAATCGAATATCCCGTATGTTTCCGCAAGGTCGCACACAAGGGCATCCCGGTCTGCGGAAATCATGCCGGCGAGGGCAATCAGTTTTTTACTGCCTGGCCAGATCCCCGGAAAATTTCAGCCACGGCATTGCTGACGGCCAGAATGGGCACATTGCCCTTGTCCGTCCGCAAATGGTCGTACAGCTTGCGGCGCTGATTTTCGCCCAGCAGCAGTTTCACGACCTTGGAAACAGCGAGGGGGTTTTCCTCGGCTTCGACGATAGCATCCAGAAGTTCCATATTGTCACGGACTTCCTCGGCAACTTCGTATTCAAAACCGGATTCCAGTTTGCCACGAATCATTATTCACCCTCCCCCTCGGTCTGCTCCACATTGGCGGCGGCCGCTGCCGTGGATGCGATCATGTATTCATAGTGGGTATTGCCGTCTTTGTCAGGTACGGCGGCGATGGTAACACCGTAGCCCACGGCACCCTTGTCCTTATACACGATTTCATCGATGGCGGTAACGGTGCCAAAGGGCACAACGATACGCTTGGCGACACCGCCCTTGAAAATCATATCGAACACCCAGCAGCACTCAGCTTGTTCGTCGCTGTTTGCGTTGACGGTGATGCCGGTGGAAAGTTCGCCCTTGACATTTGCATCGCCATAGACGGCCTTAAGCACATCAGGGTTCAGCGCTTCGATGAGGGTAAACTTGAAAGTGTCGGGCTTCTCGGTCTGGTAGTGGAGGACTTCATCCCCACCCCATGCCTTGATGCTTTCGCTGGTGGGGCTGTTGGCGTTGGTCAGGCCATCTTCGGAAATATAGCCCAGACTCTTAAACGCTTCATTCAGCGCAGTCACCGCATCGGTGGGCAGAGCCGTGTTCAGAGGCGCACGGAAAGCGGCGCCGCCCTTTTTAGGCTTGCCCGTGGTTACATACTTGGTATCTGCCATGGATTTGCTCCTTTCAGTAGTGTGTTATGGTTTGCACCGCCTGATAGCGGTATCGTTTGTTGTGGGTATCCGGGAAAGCATAATCGCCCCCACGCATCGAACAGCTAACAGAGTCCAGGTCGGTCAAATCGTCAAATGCCTTTACCACCTGTTCATTTAGCTG